AGTATTCAGGCAGGGAAATGCGGAATGGTTCTGTTCGGGAGTAACGACCTTGTTAATTGGTATTACATTAGTTCTTCTGTTGATATATTTCTCAGAAGCCTTGTAGGCTCTCCGTACAAATATTTCAGGATTGCACTCATTGGCAAACTTGCCCCCAATGAATCTATAAGCGGTCTGTCAACTGAGTTTCAAGAGAGATTACAGAATAAACTTAGATAATAATTTTCTTTTTCATTATAAAAACTAAAGGGTAGCAGTCCGTGATGGATAGCTACCCTTGCTTTATCTTAATCAAAAAACTTAAAATGGATGCAAAGCAATTCTTGCCCTACCAGCCGACCGATTGCTTGCTTCCTTAATCTTCTGCTTCTTATCCTCAGCGAGTGCCCAGAACCTATCTGCACCATCAGGATAAACAATCATCAACCACTCATATAAGCATTGGTTCACAATGTAATCATGAATATACACCGTCATGGTATGCACACTTGTCTTCGAGAAACCTTGTGGCATCCTCATCGCCAAGTAATAGGCTTCCTCTTCATTGGTAGGAGAACCTATACACTCTTCCCACTCGTTGGAATCAAAGCCACCACCAAGCATTTCCATCTTGGTATATCTGAAAAGCATTTCGTTGCAGTCTTCTACTGCTGAATCAAGAATCCTTGCTAATTTATCTCTGTTGCCGTCCTCGCCCACATCATAGATGTTGTGGATAGAATGGGAATCCTCTACAGAACTGGAGATGGAATCTGCGTAAACGGCAGCAGTATTCTTAATGTCAAAAACCAACTCCTTCTTCTGAAGCTCTATCATCACCTTGTACCCAAGGTTGCATACTCTGCATTCTTTCATGATAACCTCCTTCATTATTCGTTGGGAGCTGTCCTGCTGGGCCTCTCACGTCTGTTAAAGGTCTCATGCAGATTCTTGATAGCAGCTATCGACAGTTCTGAATAAGTCTTCGACTCGTTGGGGTTGGTAATGATAAACCAGTCCATCAAAGCCTTGTTGATAATGTAGTCATGGATGGAACTGGTAAGCGCATCCTTCAAGGCGAGCGGATAGTTTGACGGAATGGAGAGGTTGATGGTGATATTGGTATCGCCACTTATCAACTCGTTAGACGCAGTAGTACCTGTGTCTGTTTGAACTGACTCACTCAACTCAACAAGCAGTTGGCTGTACGCATTCTGAATGCTACGCAATGCTTGATTCTTGTCTTCGTCATCATCGCTCGCCTGGATGTTACTTGCCGCCTCAGCATCCATACTGGCAGCTCTTCTACTGCGTCCTGTAAGGAACGCCTTATTCTGAAAGTCGTAAATGAGTTCACTCATATACAACGTAATCGTTAAACTCTTTCTTGCCATACTATGATATTTTTGTTCGTGTCGGTTTCTTTTTGTAGAACGCTTTATCATTAATGTCGATCAATAATGCAGCAGCGTTATCTGCATATTCCTTTGCCTTGTCGTTTGCGGCAATCTCGCACCATTTTCCGATAATGCTGTTTACCAAGAACGATTTGGCTGACGAATTGATGGAACTGAGTAGGTTGCCATCGAATCTGCTTGGCATTTCGAGTTCCCAGTTGATGGTCCCATCTACTCCTGAGCCACCTGAGATAAATCGTTTCAGAACATTTCTTAGCGCGTCTAACGACTCGTTGAAGAACCGCTCTATCATCGCCAAGTCTGCTTCCGTCACGAATATCTGGTCGAAAGCCGATTTGCCATCCTCTACGGTTGTCTTCTTGCCTATGTAGGCAGTGGTCTTCGCCACCTCTTCATAGATGTCATTTCTCTCGATTGTCAATGTGAAATCTGCCATTCTTTATCTTTTTATAGAGTTTATAACCTAATATGATGAGCAGCATACAGAGTGCGCCAAACGACCACACTGCATACTTCAACTGAATCTGCTCCCACTTTGAGAGTTGTTTTTCCACTGGATAGGGTACTGGGATAGAATCTCTTTTCAAGAAGGAATCCACCTGCACCTTATACACATTCTTATAGACGGTCTTCTCATGCCATCGGTCAAGAAAGCAAGTATCTCCCTTCTGTCTGAGGAAGATTGAATCACGTACGAAAACGCTGTCAGAAGTATGCAACGTATCGTGTTTTACTACGTCCCGACATATAACTTTTTCCATCGGGACGTATTTTGTCTTGCATCCCGACAGAAGAAAAGCTATCAGCAACATACCAAAAACATATATCAGGAGTTGCCAGAAATCAGTATCGTACCACTTCTTCATAAGCCTACACTTTGAATGCTACCAATGCCCTCTTCAAGTACTTTCGTCTTGATTCCAAGCCGTTAGTTCCACCATTGATCGCCTTTGTGATAGCCACGAAACTATCACTATCAGCCAGTTTGTTCAGGTCGTGCTTCCACCACCACCACATGCCACTCTTGGTGGCATACCTAGGCTGCTCCAGCAACTCAGGATGCTCCATAATATCGTCAGGCACTTCATTACTATTCTGTAATGCCTGATAGTTCCCCCTGCCAGTAATCATAATCAAGCCTCTTCCACGATACTTGTAACCGTCACCATCTTTCAGGTTACCTAGCATATTCTTCAACTTACCCACATCATACTTGTGGAAATAGTTTCTATTGCCCAATTCCTTGGTGTATCTCAATTCGTCGCTCTCATGCGCTATCTGAGCCAAGAAATGCGCCATGCGCTTAGGGTTCGTAATCTTATACGTATCTGCATAGCCATTGATATAAGGAAGAAAAGCGTCCACCTTATCCTTTGCATTCGGCATAATCGCCAAAATCTGTTCTCTTGTTACCTTCATTACTTACCCTCCTTTACCTGTTTCATTATACTCGCAAGTTCGCCTTTGAGCCTGCTTTCAAAGTTGCCTAATTTTGTTTTGAAATAAACGTTTACCCCGAATATCGCTCCAGAGTAAACCAAAGTCTGGCTGACGTACCAAAGTACACCATCCGACACTACATAATTGTTGAGGAAGAATGATAGGAATGTGAGTACAACACCGCTCAAAAGCATTCCTATAGCTGCACTATATTGCAATCCTTCACGCACGTTTGGAGACATAACTTATCTTTTTTAAAATATTAATAATACGCAAAGATAAGTTATGCCTTTCAACTCATCATCTTATCCGTTAATGTTATGCCATATCTTGCTCGTTGGATGCAAACAGTCTGGGTCTTGAAGGTATTCTATCGCCATCAACACTACCATTCCCTTCAACTCTTCTGCATCCCCACTATATCGCTCCAGCAGAACATGATGGTCACTCCTCAGTAAATTCATAGTTACCGCCAAATCATGGATGGTATAGTCTGATATATCATCCTTATGTTTATCGAAAACCTCCTTTATTTCTTCGTCCGTAAAGAAAGGAGCCATGTGCTTTGTCCCATCAGCATCCTCATACCACATCTTACTGATAGCATCATCAGCAAAGTACTTGTCATAATGTTCTTCACTCAAAACACCATGCACCATCGCACATAGATGATGCACCTCTACATCGCTCAACCTGTACGAGAGATACTTACCGATAGCCTTAGCTATACTCAACATCTGTTCAGGAGTCATATCCTTCTGATACTTTTCGACAAACTCTACGAAATTCATATCTATAAAATTTAAAAGTTTATGATGCTGCAAAGATAAGAATATCTTCAACGCAGCACCATAAACTCGTAAATATTCCAGTAGCTATCTGAGTATCAGACAAATACAGTTACGATAAAAAACACCTCCTTTCTTTATTCGTCCTTATATTTGGTTCGTTTCTCTTTGCCCCTCGCCCAGATGTCGTTTTTCTTGCGTTTCGACACCTTGCCGAGTACATCATTCTCGTAAAGTTCGGGCTTATCTTCCCTACCTTTAGTCTCCGTAGCTATACCATTATTGGGATTGCTACCTTGGCTGGTATCGGGTTTTCCGTTGCCATACCATTCCTTGTCGCTTGGTTTATCTGCAATCATACTATTATCTATTAAATTAATAACTAAATTAAGCAGCAAGCGGTGGGGTCTGTCCGTCAGGACTCACTCCCTGACCACTCATCATCTGCTGCAATATCGTCTGAGCCTTCGGATTGCTCTGTGATGCCTGAGCCACTTGTGCTTGCAACTGAGGAGAGAATCCTTGTGGAGTCTCACCATTCTGAATGGCTTGCTGGTTGGATGCAACCGATTGCAGCAACTCCTCTCCAAATGGGAAATCTCCTACTTGCAGCAACTGCTCCA